TTTTTAAAAATACTAAAGAATATCTCTCGTGTAGAAAAACTTTGGTTTCAAAATCATAAAATCATAAACCCATCATTCCTCATTGTCAAATCTATCTTTTTTTTATGATTTCTATTTTTGCATGTCATCGAGAGCTCATTTTTTTTTAGTATTAAAAAAATTTGGGATTTTTCTTTTATTCGTCGGCAATTTCTTTTATAACAATATTTAAAACCATTTTAGTACCGTTTATGGTCTTGGTTTGTAATCCATTATGTATTAAGTCATCATCAAATCGAGATTTAGAAATCTTATCATTTATAAATTTGAATTTATCATAAAGATCTTTAAATTTAGTATTTTTACCTTCTACTACTTTTAATTTATCTTCTATAAAATCTTTGACTGGATTATTACTATCAAAATAATCTTTAGTTTGATTTATAACGTCTATCGGTTGATCAATACAATCTTTATCATAATTTTCAGATGCATACTTTAATAATATTGTCATAAATGTATCATAATAAGATTTATTAAATGATGATTTTAAATTTGGGTTCGCTTGTTTCTCATTCTTCTTTGGATCTGGTTTTTCTACAAATGTATTTTTAAACTTTTGAATTTTTAATCTTCTCTTGATACCATTATCCATTTTACCTAATGCTGGTTTTTTATTACATTGAATAAATGGCGTAAATTGTGGAGTATAAGTGATATTAGTTTTAAATAAATCTCTTGTTGTTATGTTATCGCCTCCGGTGATCGCTTTAATAAAATCTACATTAAATTCCGCATCATTGCCATCATCAGGTTCACATATCAATAAATATCTTATACCCTTACAATTTGCTAGGGTACTATTTGCTCCACCTGCTTTAATCTTCTCTGTAAGAAATGTATTATTAGCGGTATATAAATAATCACCAAATAATTTAATTAATATCTTAGATAATAAACCTTTTCCATTACCACCAGTTCCAGTAAGAATATAACAACTTTCATATTTATTTCCAAATAATGATAAGGCGGTAGTTTTTAACCAATATTCATAATTTTCTTTACAATCAAAGATATCCAATAGTAAATCATAAATTTTATCCTCTATTGCTTTATCATATTTGGTAGGCATGTTTATCTTAGTAGTTTTAGTAATGTAGTCATCAGGTTTAATATCTCTAAAATTTTTAATAGATATATCATAAACTTTATTATTAAATGCTAATAAATTTACATTATTATCTAATAGATCATCTAAATCAATATTAATATATAAAAATTCTAAATATTCAATAATCCCTTTAGTATATGATGAGCACCCAACATTTTTATAAGCATTAATAATTAATTGGTTTTTATGTTTGTATTGTGGATCATCAGGTTTTAATTCATTTCTTTTTTCTATAATTATATTTTGTAATATATTACTAATATTGTTTTTAAGTGATGATGGAATACCATTTTGATTTATTAAGATATTATATTCATTGTATTCATACCATTGTTTACTTTTAGATACAATATATTTATTAGGGTATAGATCATAATATATTTTTGAGAAATCGTGTTGGTTCATCATTTCTAATTTTTCATAAAAATCATTATCAACATTATTATAAGTATTTTTCCATTTTTTTAAATCTTCAGGATTATCTATTTTTAACATATTAATTAATGTTCCATATCCATTCTCAAATTTTTTAAATCCTTTCCAATACTTTTTTACATCAGATAAACCTTTGTATTTTTCACGTGTTGAACTGAATTCATCAAAGATCTTTACAAAGTCTTCTCTAATAGATTTAATTGATGATCCAATTTTTACCCAATCTTCATATTTATCACCAGTATCATCATTAAATAAAATTAATAAATCACAGATTTTATTAATTTCTTGGTTTTTAAAATTATTTAATATCTCTAATGGTAATTCTGAAATATTTTTATTTATTGTTGTTGATTTGTGCTCTGCTATTTTATGAATAATATCTATATTGCCATATAATAAATGATCTTTAATATTTATTTCTTCTAATTCATAATCATTAGGAACTTTAAACCAATAATGATTATTATGTTGATTTTTAAAAGTTATATTTTTATATGATGGTGTTGATACAATATTTAAATTATATTCTTTAATAATTTTTAAAATAAATTTATTACTTTTTTCATCATCTGTATCTATAATAATATATTTGTTCTTACCTGAAAGTGTGTCAATAATAAAACCATTTTTATTTTCAAATTGTAAATGCATTATTTGCGAATGTTCAAATTGTAATGTATCCCAATCATCAGTATAATCATAAAGTTTATTATCAAATGTAATAGGATAAGAAATCATTTTATTATCTTTTATAAAGTCAGTAATTGAAGACATGTTAATTGTATATATTATAGTAATAGATATTTTTTTATCTTTAAATTAAAATTATAAATTAAATCTATAATTTTATTTAAACGAATTATTCAGTACCTCTATCTAGATCTTTTTTTTCATCCCATTCTTTTAAAAAATTTGGATGTTCATCTTTGTACATCTTATAAAATTCCATATACTTCTTTAGATTGCGTTTTGATTTCATCGCTACTTGATCTTTATTTTGTTCATAGTATTCTTTTTCTTTTTCCGGATTTCTGTTATTTTTAGCATATTCCCTCATATATGACAATTGTTTTTCTCTTTTCTCAGGATCTGATTTATATTCTTCCACTTTCTTTTTTCTCTTTTGTTCTTTCTCTAATAATTTTTTATAAACTTCAAGATCTATAGTATTAGTATCAATGGGATCTATAATTGTTTTTTTATTTTTGCGTTTAGGTATATATGACGTTTTTTCAATGTTGATATTTTTTTCCATTTTATTTATAATATATATTTAGAAATATTTCCTTAAATTATTATTACTAAATATTTTCTTGGTTTAATTCTTTTTTCTTTTGATATCTAATTTTCGCTTTCTCTTTAATTTTTTCCTTATTCTTTTCATAGTAATTTTGCCAATAATTATTTTCTTTGTTTCTTAAAGAAATTTCTTCTTTTTTACTATCATAATATTTTTTATGATAGTTTGAATAACTAGACATATTATAACAATATAATTTTTTTCAAAAGATAAGTCAAACCACCACCTAATAAAAATAAACCACTAACAAATATAGTGTATTCTAATCTAGTAATTCTTATAGGTATTTCAGCACGACATAATGGACATTCTCTATTTTCCAAATTATCATTACACTCTAAACAAATTCTATGATTACAATTAAATGGAAAGTGTATTTTATAATCTAGATCGTCGTAACAAATTGGGCACTCTTTATTATACATATTATAATTTAGAAAAAAAATAATATAGATAAATAATATATGCAAACAGAAAAAGAAAGGGAAAAATTATTATCCGCTTTACTTGATGCAATAAACAAATCTAAACATTTTGGAAATATTCCATTACCGGCAGCGCTAGATAATCAATTAGATGAATTAAATCAAAAGTACGGATATATAAAATTAGAAGAAAAGTATATACCTAAATTTGAAGAAGATAAAAAAATAGAAGACAAACCAGATCTAGAACTAGAACCAAAAAATGAAAATAAATTAAGTAGAGAAGAACTAAGTAAAAAATTAAGAGAAAAAATTAAAAATTATAGGAAAAGGGTAGATAAAATACCTCCAAAAACTATATTATAATTTCGAAAATTTTACGATTTTTTTCGAAATATATTATATATGCCAAGAAAAATAGTTGAAAGAGAAATAATCGATGAAGATAGCGAATTAAGTGGATCTGAGCACTCAATAACAAATACAGAACCAACACCACCACCACCAGTAGCAAAACCTAAAAAAGATAAACAAATAATAGAAATTAATAAAAAATTAAGAACCGCAAACGCAACAGCAGCGCGTATCAAAAATAAAAAAGAAAAAGAAATCCAATTAGGAATAGAGCAAAGATTGCAAGAACAAAAACAAAAAGAAGAAGAAAGAAACAAATTAAAAGAAAGCTTTGAAAATGAAGTATCATCTATCGTGAATAAAATACTTAACAAATCTACATTACCACCTGAACCAATTAAAGAACCAAAACAACCAAAAGTACCTAAACAAACAAAAGCACCAAAACCCAAGAAACAAATTGAAGAGCGTCAAGAATACCAAGAAGATCAGAATGAAGGATATAAATTGTATAGAAATCTATTTATGTAAAAATTTATATATTGAAATAATATATAATGTTAACAACTAGAGATTTGGGTCTGAGAGAAATACAAGCAGAAAAGAATATTAATGAGACATACACACAAATGAGAAGACAACCAGTAGGAGGAAGAGGTGCACTTTTAGAAAAAGCAAATGCACCAGTAATAAGACAAAGATTTGTTCCTACTGTATTTGTTCCTTCTCCAGCAGTTTCATCATTACCTTATCTAGATGATAGAGTAAAAATGAGATCAAATGAAAATGTGTTGATGTTAGAAGCAAATATTGCAAGACAAAGAGAAGTAAGAAAAGCAACTATAGAAAGTGATGTCAAAAAAGTAGCAGAACTAAATAACAGAATAGATGAAACATTAGCAATTAAAGATCAATTCGCACCTTCCGACAGAGAATTGATGAGAAGATTTCTAGGTGATCAAATATTAAAAAGAAAACAAGAAGCACAAGTAATAGAAGATGCAAGAAGAGCAAGAGTAGATTTAGATCTAAATCCAACAAGAGTAAATCCAACAGTAGAACCAATAAGAACAACTTCAGCATTTGAACCAATAAGAGCAACAGAATTAGTAACACCTCGTTTACCACCTTCTCCAATAAATGCAGAAGATTTAGGGCAAAGTGCAGATGAAAGATTAAGAGGATTAGCAACATCAGCAGATCAATCAGCACGTAGATCAGTTATACCAGAATTAAAAAATGTTGCTAAAGAAATGATAACAAAAAGATTAAATGATGCTTTAAAAGACTACCCACGTAAATTATTAAGAGATATATTAGATAGTGCTAAACAAAAAGGATATAAAGTGACTGAGGGAAAACAATTACAAACTAGACCAGAATATATTGAACAAATAGTAAATGCAAAAAGATTAGGATATGATATTCCTTTACAATTACCAGCACCAAAAATGTCTCAACCAGTTGCACGTGCTGAACCATTTAGAAATGCAGGCGGTGGCGGAACTGTAGGTGGTGGAGGATTTTTAAATGCATTAAAAGGACAAATCGAATAATTTAATATTATTATTTTATAAAATAATAATATATAATGTCTCAACCTGATATATTGACTATTTCGTCTTATAACTCTTTAGAAAATCAGACAGCATCAAATTTTGAAGCAGTTTTGCCATCTACTGTAGTATATCCCAAAAGAATGATATTAAACAAATTTATTATGCCAAATTTAATGTACGATATATCACCTAGTTATAATATTATTAGAATGACTGTAACACAAGTAGCAACACCTACAACAGTAAATCTTGTAATTCCTTTATCAACATCTACACACTGGACATCGGCAAATGCATTCGCAATATATCTAACAACTACTATAAATGCAGCAGCAACAGCGGCAGGTATTACGGTAGCAGCATTAACCGCCACATTTGATATATCAACTGGTAAATTAACTTTGACAGCAAATGCTGGGATTAATTTTTCTTTAACTAGTTGGGATAATCCTGATCCAATTACAGCGGCATCCGCATTATATAAATTAGGATTTACACGATCTTCTGGTACTGGATACAACGGTGTTCCAATTACTACAGGAGGAGCAATAACTGGTGATAGTCCTTTAATTTTACTTCCTACAACTATTATTTATGTTGCTATTTCATTATTGGGTAATGCTCTTAACGACAAAAGAGCACCTAACGGAACTGTTCTTGGTGATGATACTATTTATGGCGCTATTCCAGTAAATGCAAATTTTGGCCAAATTATTAATTATGCTGATAGTTTTGGTAACTTTGTATCTACCACTGTAAATTCAATTAGATCAATAAAGGTAACATTATTGAATGAAGAATATAATACTCTTGTATTACCTCAAAATTGTTACGCTACATTAGAATTTAGAATGGAATATAAGTAATTAATCCTTATACGCACTAATAATTTGAACACCATTAGGAAGTGTTTTAGTTCTATATTTTTTAAATCCTAATTTTTCTATATGCTCAGGTGTATTGATTTGAAATGTAATAAAATTAGGTCTATCATATGCAACCTTTCTTTCTTTAGGTTGCTTATGTTCTTTCATCCAATTTCGCGCACTTGTTACATTCCAATCTTCTCTAGGAAAAATATAACTATTGACCATATAATTTTTATCCTTATCACTGTGGTCTTTCATCAATATAAAACTTGTGAATTGTTTTCTGTACATTTTATCCGGTTTATCTTTTACACTAATTACTAAAAAATTATAATTCTTGCCATCTAATGCATAGTTCCAAATTTTAGTAAAATCTTCTTCATCAACATTATCAGATAGTTCATTAGTAATAAATTCTTTTTCCTTTTTATTCTTAATCCCGAATAATATAAAATATGAAGTATTATTTCTAATCGTAGGTGATACTAAACTATATTTTTGTGTAGTAATCCAGATTGTTAAATAATAATGGCGATTTCTCATAATTAATTTATTTATCAAACTTTTTGTTTTACTAATTTGTTGAATAATATCATCAAAAATAATTAAAGTGTTCAAAGGTTCGTCATCATCTTTTGATGAGATTTGTTCTTCGATAATTTGCTCTAATATATCATCAGAGTAGTCAATATGGACGTTTTCTTCATCAATACTTTTACAGCTTTTCCAAATATTGTCACTGTAATAGGTATTAGAAAATAAAACAACTTTATCAAATTTGTTTTTATAAAATTTAGGGCGATCTAATAAATTAATAATTAAATTAGTTTTGCCTACACCGGTGGGTGCAATAAATAAAGTATTAGTAAAGTATTTCATTAAAAACGGGTTTAATTTTTGCAAATTCAAATTTTCATCCTTTGGTTTGGGAATTTTTTTAATTGTTAAACTCATATAATTAATATAGATTTATTTATTTAGTTATTATATATAATGAGTTTCCTTTTCAATATGGCATCAAAGTTTTTGCCTGCAATCGCTGGATTAGCATCTAGAGCAATGCCCGCAATATCATCTGCATTTGCTGTAGGAAAAAGAGTACTACCTCAAGTAATAGGCGCTGTTGGAAAAGCTCAAAATATGGTTAACAAAGCGGTAACAGTTGGAAAAGCAATACATAATGTTGGTCAAGCGGTCGCACCTGATTTAGTGAAAAAAGTTGATAATTTATACAATACAAAAATAGTGCGCGGAAATTCTATAGGCGATATTTTAGAAAAAGGTCAGAAAGGATTAGCAACTGCCGCTGGAGTGGCGGATCAAGCGAAAGCATTACTCGCTAATATTCCTGCACCCGTTTATACACCTTAAAAAGTTTAGTAAATTAATATTTATTAATAATTATATTTTGTATAATTATATAATAAATGGCAACATTATCACCCTTCGAAGAGTTACCTACAAATAAAAGAATTCCCAGTTCTGCTAAAATTCTTGAATTATTAGGATCTAGTGACTTAGTCAAAGAAAGATATACTACATCTCAAGAACCTTATTCTGGACAAGGTGCCGGTATTGGTGCTGGAAGAAATTCCCGTATTACTTTCAAAATTTTTAACAATGCTGACTATGCTGACTTGTCAACTGCTTATATTACTTTTAATGCTCAATTTACTAACAGTGTAAGTGCTGCAAGTTTAAATCACTTAAATGCTGAAGATAACGTCCTCTCTTGGTTTAACTTAGTTCGTGTCAGCGTAAACGATCAAATCTTAGAAGAAATTTCTAATTTCAACATCTGGACTAACTTGATCACATACGCCAGTATGGGACAATCTTACTATCAAACCGCTGGATCTTTTATGGGTTGCTACCGTCACTCTACCAATTTATTTGGTGGTCCTAGAGGAGTTATTGTTGTTACTGCCGGCACTGCTCCTAATGATGGTAATGCATTAAATTTTGGCACTCAAATTAATGGCATGCAAACTTGGGACCAAATTGCAACCGGTGCTCCTTCTTGGGTTCCTACTGGAACTATTGCCGCTGCTCCCACTGAAGGTTCTGGTGGTAATGATAGTTGGGTATCTGGTAATTTACAAAATGCTGCCGGTTATGATTACTCTGCACCTCTCGCCGGTTATTTGGGTTTATTTTCTCTCCAAAAATATTTCCCTCTTCGTTCTGTAGCATCTATTACTTTGGAATTGAACATGTCTACCAACATTGCATCTGTAGTATATGACAACTTATTACCTGCACTTGCTAACCTATCTGCCAACTTTGCTTCTACATCTTTAACTTTAAATCGTGTTCAACTTCATATGGATATGGTTCGCATGTCTGATGCTTACTATGAAATTATGGACCGTGAAATACTTGATCAAAATGGATTAGGTGTTCAATATACTGTAAACACTGTTGAATGCGTTCCCGCCAATATCGCTGCCGTTTCTGGTGAAAAAACCTTGTTAGCATCTAAAGGTACAAGATATCTCAAATCATTCTTTTGGGTAGTAGTTCCTACATTTGCTATCAATTCTGGTATCACTCCTCCCAGTTCTATATTTTTAAATTCTGGTTTCCAATCTGCTCAATTGGTTGTAAACAGTCGTAGATTTCCTCAACGCCCTATCGACAGTTTACCCAGAGCATATCAAGAAATGTCTAAATCAGTTGGCAAATACCATTCAGTTGTAGGTGACAGTGTTATTACTTATCCTAAATATGAACTTGCATTATCTGGTGCTGTAAGTGATTTGGCATCAGGTGTAAACACAGATGTTATATATGCAAACTGTGTAATGGGAGTAAACTTTGAACAAGTATTAGATGCTGATATGATCGAATTACAAGGGGAAAATACTCTCACTGCTGGTTTCCAATTGCAATTATTGCTCAACAATACTCCTGCTGTATCATCAACTGCTTTCTTATTCCCTCACTTTTCTAAAGTTCTCAGAATTAAAGGTGGTGCCGTTTCTATTCTCAATTAAAAAATATTTTATAATGTTATAATATTATAAAATGTCTATAGCGGAAAAAGCAAAAAAAATAATTGAAGAGCTGATAGAATTAACTAAAGGAAATATTTTCCCTAATATTAAAATCGATGACGAAAGATCTAAGTTTTTACCTTCATTTATTAAATTAAATTATGATGACGAAAATGTAGAAAACAAAATTAAAGAATATGTCAATACTGTAGTGAATGATACTGAAGATTTTTATAGCATTATTAAAAAGTACGCTAACGATACATTTGAAGAATACAAGAAAAGACAAAGACAACATTATATATATCACACTGAAATGGGTGTTAATAATTTAGAAGGAAAAGAAACAAGATTTAAATTGTATGATATGAGTGTATTAAAAGCACAGATCGGCAACGGGATAGTATCTGAAGAATATGTTAAAAATATTCCAGATTGGATGATAGACATAAAAAGTTTTACGGATGTTGTAATCCCTTTTGATTGTCAAACTGTTTTCATTTTTAATCCTGTTCAATGTGCTGTAGTAGATATTAGAACCGGAGAATTATACAAAATACAAGAAGAAAATAAAGAAGAATAACAATATAATTATTTCTAAATTATAATTATATATGAGTTCTAGTAATGTTGCAATTGTACCAGAATATTTAGATACAGGTGGCGGAGGTATTTCAAATATTACTATTACCGGTATCAACGGTATTATTGTTACAGAACCGACCCCGGGTAATTATGAAATATCTATGACACCTCTCACTGTTGTAGGCGGAACTGGCATAACAGTTACAGAACCTACTCCTAACAATTATTCAATAGCGTCAACTATTACTGTTACTGCTGGTGCTGGTATGACAGTATCACAACCTACTCCTGAAAATTTTCAAGTAACAGCAAATATTGGAATAACTGATGGTGTTGGAATTTTAGTAACTGAACCAACACCAAGTAATTTTATAATTGCTACAGATCCCAGTATTAATATTTGGGTTTCCGCTGTTACTACTGAAACTGCACCTTATATTAATGTTGCAGGTGGCACGGGTGTTGTAACATTAGCACCATTAAATTTGGCCGGTTTACCTTATATACAACCTAATACAAATATAAAAGTTAGAGCAATTTTATCAGGAGCAACACAAGGATTTCTCAATAATACAACTAATCAATTTTCTATAGGTTTATTTAGTGCTGGTTCTTTTATTACTGGTTTTTCAACTCCTTTACAAGTTCTACCAGATTTTAATTGGGGTGCGGCAATTCCAGATCCTTTGAATGCTGTTGGAACATTTGCAACAATGCCATACAGTAGTTTATCAACTAGTATATTGGCCGCACAAATACTTAACAGTGGATCAGCGGCAAGTATAGATAATGTAACAATGATATTAGTTATACAATATACTAATTAATTTATATAATAATAATATATATGAGTTCTTTTCCTGTTGCTGTTGTTCCAGAATATTTATATAACACTGATGGTGGTGGTGGTGGTGGTAGTGTAAACTCAGTAAATGCTGGAATAGGTATTACTGTAACTGGAACCGCTACAGATCCAATTATTAATGCCATTCCTGATGTTAAACCTATTAATTCTATTTTCGTATCTCCCAACGGTAATGATTTAACTAATACAGGAGGTCCTACAAGTCCTTTTTTAACAATTGCTAAAGCACTTGATTTTAGATCGACTATTGCTACTGAAACAATTGTAGAAATTATTTTGTATGCTGGAACATATACTGAAAATCCAAATATATTTATGACAAATACAGTTATTACAGGATTTCCTAGTGCGTATGATACTGGTGATGCAATAAATGCAAATTCTAAACAAGTTACTATAAATGGGTTTATTACTGTGTCAAGTAATATTTTATCTGCTAGTGCAAGTTCTATTTCAATTTGTAATATAAATTTATTTGGTGGTTTATCTACTGCTTCAACTGTAAACCAAGATTTTACATTTAGAATGAGTAATTGTAGAGTAGATGCTAGGATAACAAATACACAATCTACAAACAATGCTTATACTGCTATTTATTCTGATTGTTATTTTACTTTCATTTCAGATGCTGGAATAATGGTTATTGAAGGCGTTGATGTTCAAATGATAAGATGTGAATTTTCTCACTTTTATACTATATTTGGATCTATAATTAATATTGGTTCTGGAACATCTAGAGGGGGAACAATGAACATGCAATATTCTAGACTTTTAAGCACTTCTACTGGGGCAAATCCGGGTCCACTTATAACATATACAAATACTATTAGCACTAGCGGTGATATATATTTACATAATACATTTGCTTATGCATTGAATACTGTTGATACTGGTGATAATAAATGCTGTATTCAATTTTTACAAGATGTTGGTATAACAGTTGATATGATTGCTTACAATGTTTTTAAATGTGATGGCGCATCATTTGGAGGTGGACAACCTTATGCAATACAAAATAGAAATACTGCTGGTACTATAACAATCAATTCATTTGGTGGAAATTTTGGCGGTCAACTTGCTCACACATTAGATCCTACTATTACTGTTGTGTCTAATTTTGTATTAATGTAATTTTTTCTAAAATAATAATATATGTTCAAAGGTTTATTTAAAAAATCAAAAAAAGAACTACAAGAAGATATGCGTGGAGTATTAAAGAGAGTAGAAGCGGGTGCAAGAGCTGCCGAACTTTTACCACCAAAACCAATTAAAGATCCTAATTCATATGCAATGACAGCAAGTGGCCCTGTAGGAACTAAACAAGCATTTGCCGGAGAAGCATTAAAGCAAGCAATAATGGGTGGTAATTTACCAAATGAACTTAAAAGTAGAGTAATGGGACCACCACTTAATACAGCGGGGCCTGCGCGTCCTCCTATGAGTGCTGACATGTCTCGCTTACGGGATGAAATTGCTTCTCGTAAGATTGAAAAACCTTTGTATGTAATTAATAGTTTAGATAAAAAAGAAAATGATCCCCTTAAAGGTAATCTATTAGATACTTATAGTTCTGCCACTGCTACAAAACCTATACCTGCTGCAACATTTTCCGGAACTAGATGAAATTAATTTTCTTTATTTATAATATATAATATGGCATTTTTAGCACCTATCGCTGCATCACTTTTACCTAATCTATTAGGAAAAGTATTTAATTTCAAAGATGGTGGAATGGTTCCGGGAAAAACAAAAGGAAAGGCGCAAGTCGCTGTAGTTCACACTGGTGAAAGAGTATTATCTATCAAACAAAATAAAGATTATGAAAAAATGATGAAAGCAAAAGGAAATAAAATGACAAAAATGATGAACCAAAATGGAATGATGGAAGCAAAAACAACTACCAGACGTAGAGGAAGACCCCGTAAATAAATTAAAATTTAGTTAATTATAAATTTTAATTTTGATTTAAATAGTTTCGCATGCTGTGAGGATTATCAGTAGTAGGATTAAATACTCTAACATTACCTAATTTAGATAAGGCACCTAAAGAAGATATAGGATCACCCTTAATAATATTTAGGGTCGCTTTATCTTTATTAGGATTTGATTTTAAAAATCCTAAACCCAAACCAGTGTTGAAACCTTCTGATTGTATATTATATAATGTATTTAGATATAATGCTAAAGTACCACCTAATGAGTGACCAGTAGCAATGATATTTAGATTAGGATATTTATTTTTTACTTTATTGTAAATAGTTATGGCATCTTTAAATCTTGGATCCTCTGTAACTCCTCTTACTACATCAATGTCAGTAACAATATCTTTAACATTTGCCGTTCCTCTAAATCCTATAATAACATTTGATTGATTATGATATATTGCCGTTTCTGGATCTGATAGTTCTTTATCTAAATTATAATTATCTATTGTATCGGGTCTTGGTGATTGGTACGCTGCTTTAGATATTTTTGCTAATGTTAATGATAGTCCAGATAAATTTGCGGTTTCTTTAGTTTCAGGTGTTAAATACCTTGCTGCATTAAACACGTGTTTGCCTACATTACTTCCAAACTGTTTTATTTTTCCAACGGCGTTAGTTGTTGAAGAAATAAATTTGGACAATGCGTCACTCATAAAGTTGAACATATATTTATAGAAGATAATTTATTAACGGGTATGTATATGTAATTTTGTTCTTTATCAATAATACCTTTTCTTGGATTTCTTTTGTATTCTTTTATTTCAAATGTATCAAATAATTTTTCATCATATTTAATGTAGCAAATTTGATCAGTAAAAATAAAAACAAAATATGTAGGTTTTGGATTTTTTTTTATATATTCAATTTTTGATAATGGTAGTAATGTAGTAGGATATTCTGAGCTCTTGTTTGTTCTTGATTTGATTTCTAAATAATGGGTATCTGAAATAAAATCAATAGGATGATATCTGTATGTCTTTTTAAATTCTTGCTTGAAGAATGATGATATTAATTTTATATTATCGTTTTCTGATTTAATGCCAAACTCTTTTTCTGATTTATAATCTTTCATAATATTGAAGAAGATTTTTTTGTTTTGATAATAAAATAGTTTTTTTTTAATTGTTGAATTAACATTGTATCAGAATTAAGAAAATCAATTTGTTCTTGTATTGTTGGATTTACAAAAAAATAATTGTATATTCTTGTTAACCAGTTCATAATATTGAGTAGATATTTATTTTATATTAGTATATTATATAAATGGATCAAGGAAGTATTTTAGGTGCTGTAGGTATTGCTGTGTCAGTTGGTGGCGCTATTTTAGCACTTTTCAATCACAAGCGATTAAGATCACATTGTTGTGGAAAAGAGTTGGTAGCATCAATCGATGTAGAAAATACTACACCTCCAGACGATTTAAAGATTAACATTCCAGATAAAAAATAATTTCTAACATATTAGTATATGTTAGAAATCAAAAAGAGTAAAAATAAGAACAAGAAATATGATGCTATTATCGGTGATAAAGTAATTTCATTTGGTGCTAAGGGGTACCCTGATTATACGAATAATAGTTATGATGATCCAAAAGCAAAAAGAGAATTATATATTAAAAGACATAAAGCACGTGAAGATTGGACCAAAATCAATAGCGGAAGTTTGAGTAGGTTTATTTTGTGGGGGGATAGTACTGACATCAATAAAAATATTAGAGATTATAAGAAGAGATTTAATTTATGAGTTTGTATTTTTCGGCAATATGTTTATCAGCTTTTCCAAAAGTAGATTTTCTTTTTAATACAAATGAGTACACTCTAGCATATGCCCACTGTTCAGGAGATTTTACATTTGGTCTTACACTAGAAGGATTTGTATAATATGCACCTACACCTTTATTATAAACTTCTTGTAATGCTTTTAATGGCATCTTTGATAATTTAGAAATCTCTTGTAATGATAATGTTTTATCAGGATTGATGTTGTGTTTTTTTTTGAATATGTTACTATTTATTATTGGCATAATTTAAGGAAAGTAATTTTTTTTGATCTCGGCGTTCTTTATCTTTTATTCTGCGTTTTCTATTTAATTCATCTCTATTCTTTTCATAGTATTGTTTATTGTAGAAATATTTATTATCTTTACTATCTTCTGTTATTATTCTTTTCTTTCTCAATTCTTTTAATCGCTCTTTATTATTTTCATACCACTGTTTGCCATATGCTTCATAAATTTTTTTATTTGTTTTTTGTTTATCTTCTTTTGTTTCTGGTTTAAAATATTTAGTCAGTTCTATTGGTACTTCTTTTTTTATTTCTTTTGTTACCTTTACTTTTGGTGAGGATTTTTTTAAATTAATCCACATAAGTGGATCATATTCTCTTATATCATCATCAAATTTATTCATATTATAATATTAGTAAATATTATTTTTTTATGTTAGATAATACTAAAAAAAAATGAGCTCTCGATGATATGCAAAAATAGAAATCATAAAAAAAAGATAGATTTGACAATGAGGAATGATGGGTTTATGATTTTATGATTTTGAAACCAAAGTTTTTCTACACGAGAGATATTCTTTAGTATTTTTAAAAA